CACATTTAATGTCTAATAACTCCACTAAACCTGTTTCTTTATTCTTAAATGGGTTAATTGATATCACTTTATTAGCATTATAAGCTATTCTAAATGAACCTCTAGATGAAGATATATCCATACCTTCTTTGAAAGCTGACTTACTTACCTCACTTACAGCAAAGACGATCACGTTTTGTCTTACTGCAAGCTCCATAATAGCCTGAGATGCTTCTTCAACTTTCATATTGTTATCCTTTTGTTTGCTTTTAAATAGCCCCAAATGGTCAACAATTACTATTTCTGGCTTAATGGGTAGGCTGGTTATTCTTTGTTCTAATTCTTGCGCATATGGCGCTGAATAATCAACAGTTAACCATTCAAAACGTTTATCCATACCATTTTTCATTTGTTTATAGTGTTCAGATAATTGTTTTTCATCCCATCCCATCTCAATTTGTACAAATCTAGACCATATTTGTCTTGGTGACATCTCCATTTCAACAAAATATGTTTGTTTCTTGAAGTAATTAGCCCAGTTTTGTAGCAACATAGTCTTCATACTAGCTGGTGGAGCCTGGATTATGACAGTTTCACCTGGATATACAGGGAAGTTCTGCCCATATGGCTCACCTAAGTTAATAGGTTTAAGATCTTGTGCATAGAAGTTGATAAGTTCATTCTCCATACTGCTAGAATCCATCATATTTTCAGCTTTAGCACCTTTATGTAATGTACATCTAGAGTTACAGTAGAACTTAATAACAGGGTCATCAGCACCATATCTATAACCTTGACCATCATGTCCAGTATAACAACCTTCTATTATACCTTCCATTTCTTCAGGTTTAAACTCACTTTGAGCATCATTACTAACTTTTATACGCCAATCTTCCATTATAAGTCTTACAATATTCTCTGGAAAATTCCATCTTAAGTATGATGCTAACCTTAAAGCTACCATATGACGCTTACCATGTGGTGCACCTTCCATCATTTTCTGTATACAATTAGTATTAACAGGATCTCTAGTGCTTGCAACTTTAATAGGTTGTTTTTCTTTGACTTCTTCTTTATCAAATACATCAAATACTTCATTACACTCTAAACTATGCTCTAAATCTATTTCTCTAGGTTTTTTACACCATTTATTGATAGTTCTTTCTAATACGCTATTTTCATATAATGCTTTTTGTGGAAATGGTACTTTCCATAACCCAGATTTAGTATTTAAAGTGTTAGGTATACGAATTAATCTAGACTTATCAGTAACAGATGGATCAGCATACTCAAATATACCATGTTTAGTAAGTTCTTCTTTCACTCTTATGTGTAAGTTCTTACTAGGTCTCCATTTAAATGCTGTTTCTGATATATGTATATGAAATCCTCTACCACTGAAATATAGATAGTATGGAACAAATAATTCTTCTAAGCGTATAAGTAATCCTGCAGTCTTTTGTGCTGCTTCCCACACACTTTCACCATCCACATCTAATACAAACTCATCAGGCATATATATTAAACCATCATATCCTGATAGAGACTTATTTTTAGCATAAAACTCTACTACATGCTCATCATAGTCATATAAAGACATAAACGTATCACTATCTGTACCCATCCAATCAGAGATTTTATCTGCTGCCTGGAAGTTATGTCTGTTACTAACTCCTAATGCGAACTCTTTATATAGTTCTGTCATTTCTTTTTCCTCCTAAAATATTCTCTGATTTCTTGAGCTATTTTTTTACGCTCTTTTTCTTGTTGTCTAAGTTCAGTTTGATGTTCATATCTAGCTCTTTTAGTAACCATTCTTATGGTTAAATGAGTGTATGAATCACCTTTAAGGTTTTGCCCTAATTTTAATTCTTTAGGGTCTATATTAATAAAATGCATAAATTCTGTTGCTCTCATATTCCTCCTTTTTTAGTTATATAGGGAGACTCACATATTCCTTTGCCTAAATTCACCTGCCTAAGCAGCCTTTGGTTTTCACCCTTTATTCCTTTAGGACTTACAGGACCAGTTGTTGCCCCCCTATAAATTAACGATTACCTACTCACTTAGAATGGTATATCGTCACTCTCGGAGGAATCAGAAGTATCTATAACATCATCTGATTTTTTTTCTAGTTTAGGCTGTACGTACTCTTTAAAGTATTTCTCTGCTCTCTCTTTCCAGAATTGAACATCATCAGCATTAAATTTCTCAGCAGCGTTCTCAAACTCTGTTGGAGCGCATTGATTTAACACTCTAGAAAACTTTCCATCTTTATGTACATATACATTAACACTTTTACCTATTAATGCATCAGCACTATCATCTAGTTTTATTACTTTTGTATTATTTGCTCCTTCTAAAGCACTTGTAATACCTGCGTTTGCATATCTAAATAGATTGCCAATAGCAAATTCTTCACCACTAGCATTTTTCTTTTCATATACACGCATATTCATTGACTCAGGCCAATCTTCGAAATTTAAGTCAATGTATTTAGTGCCGTTAAAGTCACCATATTCAGCTTTGTTTATAAGCTTGGTGTGCCATCCAGTTGAAAACTTGGACCCGCCACCTGTTTTAACAGTTAATGTTCTAACCATTTTGTGTTCTCCTTTAGTTAACTAATAGATTGAGCATCATCATCATATTGAGCGATGCCTACAATTGCGGAAAGGCCATATCTTCTACCATATGTAATAGCAGAACCTACGCCTTGAGCATCTTTCTTAGCTAATGGAAGTTTAACTTTAGATCTTATCCATTGGCCAGAAGAATGCATTAATGTTGTTGTTACACACACAGCTCCCATAATCATTTCATTACCTTGAGACACAGATAAACCATGTTTAGATAAATGTGGAAATGATGATTTAATTACTGCATGTAAGTCTGCATAGCTAGATTTAAAGAATGGGTTTGTACTTTCTTTTTTAGCACCTTCCATTTCAGATTGAGCTTTAGCTAATGCTTCAGCTAATTTGTCTATTTCAGGTGATTTCCATTCATCGCATCTTCTATCATAAGACTGATCAAAAGATTTCTCATTTGACTCATTTGTGGCTTTTGCTGTTAGTATATCTTTAGCAATACCAGTTTGTTTAGAAATATCAATATCACTCATTGATTTCCTCCTATTTAATGGAAGAGGCAGAGGGGAAGTTCCACCTCATTCCGTGTGCGTAAGAATCCTTCGAAGTGAAGGGCTTATAAGTTATGAAATTAAATTCTTTTTATCAAGTATTAATGTTGAGAAATTGAATGTAACTTCTTTAAAATAAGGTTGTTTCATAACAATATTCTTTGCAGCATTTGCTATAAAACTACCACTCATATTACTACAATAAGATGTAGCTTTGCGAGTACATGGTTCTGGATCTGATTCATCATCTGAATACCAATTCTTGTCATATTGAGACATTGTAATATTATTATATATGTATTGTTGATAATGTTCAGCACCCATTCTACCATCTATTACTACTTTAGGTTTATAAGGACATTTTACTAGCATTTCAACTATATCTCTTCTAGCCTTCATACTATCTAAGCCTAGAATTAATATACCTTCTTTGCCACCTTCATAAGATTTAAATTTACTTATTATTCCTTCTACCTTAATCATTACATTAACTCTTTTCATATGATTTATTAAAGCACCTACCTTTGGCAGCCCTACATCTTGTTCATTGTATTGGCTTACACCTATATTAGGTATTTCAACTTTATCAAAGTCATATAAATAAAAGTTATCTGCACCAAGTCTAACTAATTGCATGGCCACGGAGCTACCGATAGCCCCGCAACCTACAATATGAAACTCTACGCCTTTTAAATTTGCGATGTCTTGACTTCTAGTATTTATCATATCCACATACCTCCGTAAGATTGATTATAACATGCAGAGTCTATTAAAGCCTCAGCTATTGATTGATATTTAGGATCAATAACATGTACTAACTCATAAGGTTCGGAATCCATCTCAATAAACTCTTTTAATTCTGCTTTATTAAGTTTATCTATCTCTAAACCATATGGTTCTAACTGTTCATTAGTATGAGTTATAGCTGTTTTAAACTTGTGCATATTCCATGAACCAGTATTTACTTGTCTTATGTATTCAGTTACTTTACCCATAGCATATTCCCATTTAGCTTCAAAATTAGTAGCTTCTTGTTGTGTTGGACTAATGCCCATACAATCATCTTCTAATAGTTTATAATTAGAAGACATTCCTCTACTATCATACCAACTGTGTAAACTTAATTGATTACCTTTTGAAGGAAGTACAGCACCACCAGTTTGATAAGAACTTAATGATCTTTTTCTACATTTAGCTTTAACTTCAGTCATTATTTCAAGAGGTATGTCTACATCTTCTTTACCAACTATCTCAAGTTCAACATCTTGATGGACTTGTAATGGTTTCCATACAGATATTCTACATTTATATTCTTCTTTGAGATTAACAACAAGAGCAAATGATAAATCAGATTCTCCTTCACCATACTCATCTATACTAGATAGATCAGTACCACTCCAGAATGCATCCATTGTATGATGACTATGCCACCAACAGAATCTAAAGTTATTATCCTTGTATTTTACAGCCATTTGTGTATAGTATTTAGCCAAATCTTCTTTATCAAGATCACAGGTAGTAGCACCTATTTCCTGATTTAAGATTTGAGGGTCTTCTATCCACCAATCACCATCTTTATCTTGAGTAACTACACTCATACCACCTATTTCAGCTTTTTCACCATGATAAGCAGCTTTAGCGTAGTTTATTATTTTATCCCAACATTCTTTTAAGATATATACTTTCATTATTTATCCTCCTTGAGTTTTTGCAGCTCTTTATCTATTTCATTTACTGATTCAATCAAGTTTTTTACTTGCCATTTCAGTTGTTTAATTTCATGTGTAATTACAGCACTCCTAGCATCCATCATTCCTCCTCATTTGGATTTATATTACGTTCGTCAACAAATTGTCTAAGCTCTTCAAGAAACGCTTCAGATTCTTCTTCAGTTCTTGGTGCTTCTGGCATTTCACCACCATGAATATTACCTGTTGATGTATTAACACCACCCATTCTAGTAGCCCATTGCAAGGTCATTTGTTCAGCTTGTTCTGGTGTTACTGGTTCAGGATGAGCATTCTTATAACTAGGACATTGAGATCTAAATGTGCATTCTTGTACATCACAATAATCATCATGCCCATCTGGCTCATAATTACATTGATCCATATTATTTGTACCAAACACAGTTCTATATCTTTCAGATAGCTTTGCTGGTTCACCATGATACATTTGTTTAATATTATTATGCGGACCTGTTATGTTTGTATAAGTTGTAGCCCAATTAATAGATTGTAATACAAATGAAGCCATATCATATCTATTAAGTGCTGTATATATATCATTTGACTGATCACCATAACATACATTATTACCAAATACACCACCAGTATATCCTCTACCACCAGATATAAATGGATAAGTTAAATATCCTTTATCACTTGGCTGTTCTAATTGACCTAATGTTTGAACATCAAAATTTGGACTATCAAAGTTAGAGTTTCTAGTCATAGTTCTAAGTGGATATGTAATATTATTTATGTACAAATCTGTATCACATGCTATATTCTCTATATGTTCAGCCTCAGTTTCACTTGTTCTACCATCTGTCATATATACTTTCATTATACCTGGTCTTATTCTAAGTGTACTTACTAACATATATCTTTGGCTAGAACGTGAATTTGGATGAACAAATAATTGATGATACATTTCTTGCATTATATCTATATTTTCTATCAATTCATCAGCCATTTCTATCTTTTCACACATATAATTACTATACAAATTCTTTCTTTCAACAAGCACACCAGGATCATCTAACCATACCTCACCTTGACCTCTTAAATGATATAACATACTATCAATATCTCTTAAAGTACGTTTTATTCTGTCCCATTCATGGTTCTTGAACCAATTTTCTCTACTTAGATAGTTATACATACCACTAGGTCTTCTTCTAAATCCAAGACCTCTCATCATAAGTTCAGCTACTCTTTCATAAGAACCACGTTTCCACTTAAATGTTTTAGTAATTTCTAAGTCAGACCTATTTCTACTATTAAATCTTTGTAATGTTTCCATCACTTCAGCTTGAGGGCCATAATATATGTGTTCCCCAAGATCTTCTACTTCTATTTCTTCTATGCATTGCTCCATAGTTCCATCTACAATGCAGTCGTAATCTCTAAAATCCATATACCCTCCAAGGTTAATTAAAGAGAGAAAGCCTAGTATATGAGGACTTACATCTCCCTTTAAAGTTATTTATTACTGATCACCACCAGATTTGTTGTTATTAACAGCTGCAACAATATCACCTTCTTCAATAGCATGTGTATTTGTTACAGATACTCCATTAACAGCAACAGATGAGCCAGAAGTTATATCATCTGGAAACTCACCTCTTAATTGTTCAACAGTATCAGCGTTAGTTTGTCTCTCTACAAAGCCGCCACCTTGTAGAAATTTGATTGTTTTAGTTGCCATATAGCCTCCTATTGGTTTGTTTGTTCATATGATTCAATAAATTTTGCTTCATCTGCTAATTGATCGAAAAAGTCATCAATTTCACGAAGATTTTGTTTAATTTGCATCTCAACTGTCTCTTTTGCTCTCCCATCAGGCAGATATTTAACAGTTTTCTTTAAAACTCTTATGTTTGCTTCTAACATTCCTACATCCATAGATCATCTCCCCATTTTTTACATATAAAATACCAAATAACAACAAGTATTATTGCTAAAACTGTTGCTTGTACTATTAAATAGCCCATATTAAACATCTTTTTCCTCTCTATTTATGCTAACTAACTCATCAATTAGCTTATTTTCTTTAATTCTTAGGATAGATTGTTTATTTTTGACTTCAATCAACTCTCTCATTACATCATCTTCAGTTCTTACTGGCATAAATGTTAACATATCTCAAATCCTCCTGATTCTAGACAAAACTTAGCAAAATTCTCCACATTATCTCTTGCAAATGGATAACTTGCCATAAATCTTTCATCTTTATCTGTAGATTCTTTTAATTCTTTATTTCTTTCTTTAATATGTTCTTCCCATCTATCAACAGTACCATCTTCAAGTAATATTTCTAGTTTTGTACCTATTTTAGCAGCTGTTTCTTGATCTATCAGCTTACCATCATTATAAGCACCACCCATTTTTTGCTCATCAGTCATAAAATCGTCACATTGCAAGCATACAAAGTCCCATAAAGGTCTCCACCACCATACATTGTTACGAAAATATACTCCAGGGTTAGAATTATGATAGTCATCCATCTCATTAAAGTATTTTTTACGTTTCTCTTCGTCTTCAACTTTCCATATGTCGCTATCTTCTCTATAATATTTGTATTCAGTTTCTGGTTTATTTATTTTAGGGTTAACACCACTTAAATCAAATCCCATTATTTAACCTCCTTCATTATATAGCCTAATTCTTTTAATCTCTCTATTTTTCTATCTAAACTATTAGCTTTTCTTTTACTACCTGAAGACATGGATATTCTTCTTTTATTAATTAAAAACTTAGCAATATCTTCTAGTTTTGCTTTATGTTTCAATCCATAGCTTAAAGCTTCAATTATATTACCAACAGTCATTGATTGCATAATGCTTTCATCATATTTATAATGCTTATAAACATCATCATTAAACCTACTTATCATTATTCCTCCAAAGTTATAGGGCTGATTGACCCTCGTTAGTCTCACAGGATTACAGCCCCGCTTGATTGACTCGCCTGTCACTACAACCCTAATTATTTAAGGTATTTTGTTAATTTACCTTAATATTTTAAGTTAACACCCACCAACAGCTCGCCTTACGTGGGCTTGCCTCTGGTAAACCCCAATCGATGATGGGTGTTAATAGATCTATAGCTGTTTTGGGCTTGTCACCCCTATAGATCAGTTGTCTCCTACCCAATTAAAACCACCGTAAAAATTTTCTGTCAGTACTACCATATTCTGACTCCACCATTATACCTTTTGTTAATACTCTGATACATAGCTTTATAATGTACCATTTCATAACAATAGCTATTAAAGTATTTGTTACATATAAAATATCCCAAAATATTGTCATAATGCCTCCAAGTTAATTAAGAGTTTATTATAGAGTTGAGATTACACTCTTTACGCTGATACTTTCGTCCTATGTTCCTTTTTTGGGTTTTGGACTTATCCACTTGATTTGACTCAAGTACATCAGCAAGCTCAGTAGTTATAGACTACCACTCTTAACGTTACAGTTATCTCTGCAGCTAATCATATCAAATTAAGGACGGCCAGTCCCTAACAGATCATTTCACTACAAAACCATATCAAGCTTGAAAGCTATCAATAGCACCTCATTCACAAGTGTGAGGTAATTAGAGCCCTTTGCTCTGTAACGTTGCAAGTCTTATTCGTTTTATCTCTTTTGATATTATCAACGATTGTTGGTTTAGGTAATCCAAGTCTAGTGCTTACAAAGTAGCTTCATATCCTGTTGGATACAAAATACTACACAAGACTCTTCCAATATCTCTGGGGAGACATCAAATCTCTGCACGCATATATCTTAGTGTCACCACAAGATGAGCATACTTTCATGATACCCAGCCTAACATCCCACATGCTCAGCTTAAGTATCTTACAGGTTTATTTATTGTATGTCACCATACTCACAGCTTTACCATCAGCCTGACTAACTCCCTACTTCCGTTGTAGGTTCTTAGCAATACCTGCTTGCTTCCGTTGGACCATTACTGGCGCTATTAACTTTATGCATGTTACCATACACTATCCTCAAAGATCCGAAGCGACCTATTATTGTGGAGATGGTGAGATTCGAACTCACTTCCTATTCCCTCTGCATGACAGCGTTAAGAACAGTCGACACCTAGCATCCCCGTATCTGTTTAGGTAGATATAACCTTCCAACCTTTCGGCAGAGTTAATTTCTCTACCTTTTTACGCTCAACATAGTTATCCTTATCCATCATCATTCTACATTGAGTGTCTAGAATATCCCTCATTGCAACTAAGAAAGCTTGCACTTGGTTATCCATACTATCCTGAGATCTAATATCATCAGGTATTACATTTGTTATACTAGGTTTTTGCATAACATCTCCTTTATTGGTTAAGAGTTAAAAAATTATTTGAGCCTTTTGATAGGAGACTCAAACCTATGCTCTATCATACCATCAGTATCTCGTGACAAGATATAGATCCTAATTGACAATATAGAACTTTATGGACTTACATGATGTTGGTAGATCTAGTACCATTCACGACTGTCAAAGCCATGCTGTATTATAGTGACAGCATACACATATTTACAGTAACACATTCTATTACAGATGAATGATAAAGAACTGGGGACTCTTCGGCTTAATTAAAGTTTAGTGTGCCCAACCCACTAACAGTACTACTATATGACCTTATTTACCCATGCCTCATATATATTGTAGTTCGACATGCAATTCTTATGTCTCCTATATGTTGGTATATATATATACTACACACACGCTATGCCTACACAAAATGACGGCTATGTCTGTGGTTGCATACAGGTTACATTAGTTAAATAAATATAAATAAAGGGTATTGAGTGCAAGGATTAACCTCACACTCTCACCATATGTTGACCTTATTGTTGAATTTTTCTTTGCTTTTGAGTTACTAACTTCCACCCCTCAGCCTGGAACATTCCAACAGCTTCCAGTGATACTTCAATAGTATCCTTACCATCAGTTAAGACATAAACATCTTCAATATAGACAGTCTGTGGCGCTGAATGATTAGCATCTCTAACCTTCATGCCTGATGTCATTTCAGCAGCATTTATAATATCTTGTGCTGATTCAGCATGCT